CATCTCTACTCACATTGGTAGGTGGATATGTAGGGGCTGATACTTCAGTTGCCCTAGATAGACTATCAAATAATCTATCAAATCCAACAAACATAGATGCAAATGAGGGTGAATAAAAATCCACCAAGTTATGTTTTATAACCATTTCTTTTCTCCTTAATTATAAGCGAGTTATTAATACCTCTCAGACGCTCATAGAGCCATTCTAAGAGAACTTTAAAGAGCTAGATACACACCTGTATTCCTAGCACTTATCGAGCTTTAAATAAGCTCTATTTAGACTTCTTAAAAAAGCCTAAAATCTTGTCAAACCACTCTGGTTTTTTAGTGTAGATTATAAATCCTACAAAAGCCAGAACGATTAAAAATCCTATTAAATTTTCCATTATCTTTTTACCAAACTACCTCCAAAATACATACCAACTATAGCACCTACTAAGTTAGTGTCTAATGGAGTTATTACTAAACCCTGTAAAGCTTTCCATTGCATTACTTCCTTCTCAGGTATAAACATAAAGCCGGGTCTAAACTCTGTGTAACCTACTGTAACAGGAATCTCAGGAAAAAATACTGCTATAACTTTTGGAAACACAACAATAGCAAAGATTGCTGTAAGTGCTATAATTCTTCGTGTCCATTGGAAGCCTTTATTATCATACTCCCTAGCATCCTTAACAGCTTTTTGTTGGAACTTAGCACGTTCCATAAGCATCTTCTGTTGAGCTTGTTTAGCCTTTATAGACTGTGACCAAACACTCATAAGCCCACCTAACATGGTGGAGCCCAACATTGTTATAATTTCAAAAGGTATAGCCATTATTCTTCTTCAGAATATATAATTGCCATTATGTCCTCAAACATTAATCTAAAATCTTCCAATGTCATAAAAGACATATCCTTTTTTATTTGATGTAATCTATATCTTCGATAGCAATTTTCTAATTGTTCTTCTGTATATAATAACATTATAGTAATCTATGTTAAATTGTCAATAGCCTCTACGAAATCTCTAACTCTTACTGGAGTTTGTTCCATCCAACGAGACTGTCCATTCCTTCCAGACCCTGTTGAGACCTGTCTAATAGCTTCATTATAATCTCTATTTTGTAAAGCTCGGTAAGCTGAAGGAAACTTGTTCATCCAACTAGTTCCTAATTGAAAGTTTACTGAACCAAGGGCTACTGTAAATTCAAAACTATCAATCCCTAAATCTTGCGATTGCATTAGGGCAGCCTGCCAAGCTACTTCCGTATCCTGTTCTAACCACCTATCTATAACGTGTTGAGGTACTCGTTCTCCTACATCATATTGCCTACACTCTTGTTCGGTTAATAAATGTCCAACACCACAGGTAGGTTTACCTAGTGTATCTAAGTATACTTCATCTCGGTAACCTTCACGGTGTTTTAAATGTTCTTTAAATTCTCTTGGTATCATTCTTCTAATTCTTGTAAGTAACTTTCAAAATCTTTTATTAGATGTGGAACTAATTTTGGTATCTCTTTTTCAGCAAGACCATCCGGTTCGTGTTCTTCTTTTTGTAATTCGTTTCTTACTCTAAATCTTATTTGGCTTTGAAGTTCCGGATCAGACAGCTTACCTCCCATTAGTCTATGAGTTAAAGCTTCTGTCATAGCTTCATCAAAAAAAGGTTCAAAATTTGTTCTAAATTTATCAGTTTTATTATTATATATCCATGGTTTATATTCTAAAGGTAATCTTTCTTTCAGCCTATTCCATTTTTTCTCATCCCAGCCTGATCTTTTTGCTGCTCTATGAATTATCTCATGGATTTGTGTATTTTCTGGACTATAATAACGTGGGTCTGCTTCATAAGTACCACTTTGCCACCTCATAATATCTTTACTAGGCAGGTAAGCTCCTGTAGTATAAGCACCAAGCCCTGAACTTTTATCTAGCCAATCGTCTCTACCTGTGTCAAAACCCATTTGTTTAGCTGATAAAACTTGACCACTAGTATCTGGAGCAAGTGGATGTAAGCCCCACTTATCAATTAAAGGATGACCTGTTGTAGCTATAAATCTAGGATCACGATAACCTTCACCGCTTAATAAACTCATTTGAGCTTCTTTAGAAACCAATCTATTTTTACGTATATGTTCTTCTAACTCATCTTTTCTTTTATAGTATTCTTCTTTATCAAAAGGTCCTCGTACAAATTGACCACCTTCGTTAAAGCCTTCTCTACCACCTATCATCCTTTGTAGCTCACTCTCTTCTTCTGGAGATAAACTATCATAAGCTGTTTTTAAATCATCTAGTAGTACATCTAAGTCTGCTGAACCACCTTCAGCATAGTGAACTCTTCTATGGGCAGCATAACTTGCTGCAATATTTGCTTCTCTTTCGTCATCTCCTCTACTTGTAGTTCTTTCAAGACTTTTGTCTCCTCCTCTTGTAGCTAGTGATGTATAAGGATTCCGAGGTCCTGCTCGTGCTGCTAAATTACCTAACAAAGTATTTCTATCCCTCATCGCATATCTAGTATCGTCTGTAATTTCTCCGGTTATTCTTTCAAACCAGTTTTCTTCTTCTGCTCTTCTAGCTGCTCTTCTTGCTTGTCTGCCTTTTCTTCCTATACCACCAAATAAGCCACTTTCTTGTTGAGGAGAACTCATTGCTTGCATTTGAGAATACAATTCATCATAATCAGTTTCATAAGAGTCTGAGTCTTTTAAAAATCCTCTTTCATCATATCTACTTTCTCCCTCTCTAATAGTAAGAGCACGCTTTGCAGCAGTACCGGCTGTATCATATAGCTTACCAGCTTGAACTCCTAGATTATGAAGTCTTGGAAATCTATCAGCATCTACATCACTTAAATTACTTATACCTCCTATCATACCAAAAGGTGTAAACGAATCTACAAACCAATTCATAAAACGTGAATAGCCTTTCTCATATAGCTCCTGTTGTCTCGCTTCTCTTCTTTTTTGTAAACCACCCTTTGCAAAGCCTAACCTATCCATATCTTCTACTAAGCCACCCTCAGAAAAATCCAGTCCTAAAGCTTCCTTACCTGCCTGAAAACCTTCCCCAATTTGTTGCCAAGGAGTTTTCCCATGAAAGCCTACTGCTTTTAAAGCTTCTTCCGATTCATTCATCATCATCTGATGTTCTAATTGAGCAGCTATATCTGCTTCTTCAGCAGTTTCATAGCCTTGAATATCTCCTATAGCTATTGAAAGTAAAAATTTCTTTTTTGCTTCTTCTGGAGTAAAGTAACCACCATTTCTATCATAACTAGGAACATTATAAAATAAATCATTATGTGTAATTCCTATACTACGAACAGTAACAGGCTTACCGTTCTCTTCCAAGACTGCACCCATTCCAATAGTATCTCGATGATACTTTTGATTGAATGTTAAGGGAGTACTACCACTAGAAAAGCCTACTCTTCCACCTTCAGCAAAACGTTGACTAGCTGCTTCTAGCATTTCGTGTAATTGATCTAAAGCTTCTTCTTTATTCTTACCTGCAAGTTTAGCTATACTATGCAGTCTTTGGTATGCTATTTTAATTGGGAGACTCCAATGTTCTCCATCCATTTTCTTTGTGTATAAACTTAAATAATATTTTTTCTCATCTATACTATCAAACATTCCTATGCTTTCATACTCATCTAATAGTTCTGATAAAGCTTCTTTAGTTTTTTTAGTTGGTGGATTTTTACTAGCATATTTGGATTTAACTAAACCCACATCTAAATCTTTTCCAAGAAAACTTTCTTGTGCAATTATATCAGATTCACCAAAGCCAGAAAGCTGTTCTAATTCAGTAACACGAGATTTTTTTAATCCTTTTTTTCTGATAGCTTCCAGCTCTGCTTCTCTTTCTGGAGTCCTTCTTAGGAAACCTCTTTCATATAATATATGAGGTGGTGTAATATCTGAACGAGCTATATCATATAACTCAGGGTAGAGTGTTCTCATTCTTCTATCTACATCTTTAGTGCCTAAACTTTCTTTTAAATTATCTTTTAAAATTTTCTCAGTTTGTTCAAACTTTTGAATAGTAAAATCATTTTTTGGGTCTAATAAGTTATCAATTTCTTTTACATTTAAACTTTCTTCAGACTGTTCAGTAGCTAATTTAGTTCTGTGTTTGCGGATAACATCAAGAGCTTTTTTAGATAGTCTAGATATACCACCACGCATAAAGCCTCTCCTATCTTCAACATCTTGAGCTAGGACACCACCGAGTTCTGCGTAAGTAAAGGGCTGTCCTCGAACTTTCTTTTCTTCAGGTTCAGGAGATGCGTTATCTACATTAGTTACGTAGCCTCCTTTATCATAAGGTTTTTTTCGTGTTCTAACTGGTTTTTTATCAATTTGTTTTTTCTCAGGCAATAAAGGTAATACCTTATCTATATCTCTTCCAGCTTTTGCAATTCTTTTTTTAGCTTCACTAGGTATAAAAGAGTTAAGATAAGGTAAATTATTAATACCAGTTTCAAATGGTCCTTTACGATACTGAATACCATCTACTAAATCTTGAAAAGCTGGACCAGTTACAGATTTAATACTTGTAGCAAATAAACCGGAACCTCGTTCACCTTGTTCCATATAGCGTTGTGCATAATCTAAAGGTCCAAAGCCACCCCATCTTCTAACTGCATCTGCTATTCTTACACCCGGAGAATCTCTATACCATCTTTCAGGGTTTTGTTGCAACCCAACTGTACGAATATAATTACCCATTAAAGCTACTGAGGTCATTAATAAAGTAGTCATAGCTACTTTAGGAGCTACTTGAAAAGGATACCTATATGTTTCATTAACAAAACGTTTAAGTATAGTGTTATTAAATACTGTAGGATAACCAGCAAACTGTACTAGAATATTTACACTTGGATCAGAGAACCATAAAGGTCTATTAGCTTCTGATGTACTTGGATTTAGAATTATTTCTTTAGTAAATCTATTAGCTGCATTATTTATATTTTCTTGATAGAATTTTACTCCTTTTTTTATTTCTATCTGTTTAGCAAGTGTTTCATCAAATTCGCCTTTACGTAGAGAACGTCTATACCAAGCGATAGTTTCGTCAACATTTAAACCTAAATCTCGTAGTTGTTCCTCATAATATTTTTGTTTCGTTCTGCTTATTAATTTAGTTCCATGTTGATTTTCAAATAATTTTTTAGCATTACTTCGTATTAAGCGTTTACCAGTAGTAAAAGAAGCTAGTTGTACAGCACTAGTCCATTGAGTTAATAGATTACTCTTAAAGAAAAAGTTTTGTAAACCTCTAGCGTGTCTACCATGAAATGATGTACCAAACATACCTTCAATACGTTCCATTGTAGCTTGTTCCAACGCCAGCCCTGTTTGGTATAAGTCCATCCATTCTTCTTGGTTTAAATCTTTCCCTCTACCTTTAACTTTTTGACGTAAAACTCCTCTACGCAAACCTCTAGCTGTACGATCAAACATTTTAGTAGTTTCTTTTACTAAGGCATTACCAATTTGTCCAACTGCATAAGGCACATCTTCAATACCTACTCTACTTAATAGAATTAAAGGTTCTGTAACACTAGAAAGAGTTGCTAAAGGTAAATGAGCCATCTGTTGTGATAGCTTAGTCCACTCCATACCATGTCGTGCATACTTATTTTTAATAAATAGATGATCTATACCTGTAACTTTACCATGCATATTACGCAGAGCAGCTACTACTTTACCAACCTCATCATCAACCATGCCACTAGCTTGTAATTCTTCTCTAATAGGTGTCATATAATTAGTCTCAAAATCTTTTCTAGTTTTACCAAAAAACTTTGTTCTAGTTATAGCTGCTGAAGCATTAATAATATAATCCTTTAATAACTTTTCAATATCATCTTCTAAAAATTCAGCCAGCTCTTCATCTGGAATTGCGTGAAAAGGTCTGGTTCTTAAAAATCCATAACCTTGACCACTATTACCTGTATTTAATTCGTGAGGAGTCCATCGAGCTTCTATCATATCATCTACAATTTTTGTAGCCTTTAATTCTCTAGCACGATCTATATCTCCTTTAGCATATGCTTCTAACCATTCGTTAGCAGCTTCACCAAATACTTCTTGATCTACATTTCCTTGCTCTTTAAGAACAACATCTACTTCCTTGCCTGAAGCTAGAATACCTTTCTTTTTTTCAGTTTCTGTAATAGGATCAGCTAGTCCATATTTAATAACAAGAGCTCTAAGTTTTTTCTGTCCATTCTTAACTTTATCATATTGAAAACGTCTAGGTACATAGTCAGCTATCTGTTGAAACTCTGAGAATAATTTTAAATCTTTTCCTTCTTCAAAAAGATCATTCAATATAGGTCTAATTTGTGCTGCAGCTTTTCTAACTTCTGGAGAAACTTCTTCACCATCTATACTTTTTCTATATTTATTTCTTAATAAAGCAATAAGATGCTTATTATCTTTTTGTGATAA